TATGGCGGGCGCAACTGGAACGATGTTTGATTATGCTTATTTCGCGCCAGAGCGCCCGCTATTTCGCAGGATCGCCACACTGTCAAATGTGACGTTGACAGTTTTGCTAATCATTGTTGCCGCGCTTGTATTCATTGCCGCTTTTTTCTTCTCACCCTTAGAAAAGGCGGTTTTGTTTGCGTGGCTTACTTTGCCATAGGTGACTTATGGACCCCGAAAACGAAACCGGTGAAATAGCGGAAGCAGTAGCCGATGCGATTGCGGAGCCAGTGGCGGAAGCCTTGGCGGAAGTTGTCGAAGCCCAAGAAACCCATGCTGAAACCGCCGCGCTTATTGCGGAAGCCGCCTTAGAGGGCGAGCGCGGGCGGCGGATTGACGCGCTAGAGCAAGGACAAGCTGCATGTCTGAATTCGATCTTACAAATGGAGGGGGCGATTTCGTCCCTGCCGGAAATGATGGCGGCGGAGACGCTGGCCTTAATGGAGGGGATGAACAGCCGCCTAAGCGCGCTAGAGGGCGGCCTAGAAAGTCTGACAGCAGCGGCGTTGAATACGTTGACCCCGCCAGCCTCGGAACCGATGCAGGAGGTTCCAATTCAGGCGCCGGTGGATCAGACACCCCCCGCCGCCGTGGAAGAAAGCCCGGCGCCGCCAAAGCGAAATCGGTTCCACTTGATGTAAACGCGCTGGCCATGATGTTGGCGGCGGCGCAAATGACCGCGCTCAAGTTTACGGGTGTGCCTGAGTTTCAACTAAGCGCCGAACAAAACGCGGCACTTAGTGAGGCGCTTTCCAAAGTTGCCCGCCACTACCCTATCGGCATCACCGAAAAGCAGGCGGACATTATGGCGCTTATTGTCGTTTCGGGCAATATTGCGTTTTCTCAAGTTGTCGCTTACAAGCGGCGTATTGCACAGGAAGGTAAATAATTGTCATGTCCAAAACCGTTCATTTCGTAAGCGCCGCCTTGGTTACGGTGTTTTCGTCGCTCGCTGTTTTTCATTGGGGCGACTTCGTTAGCCCGACAGTGGCGGGCGAAATCACCATGGGGCTTGGCGTTGGCAAAATGGTGCTTACCATGCTCGATGGGGGCAGCGGTGGAAGCCCTGCTTAATTTCGTGCTTGGTGGCGGGCTGCTTGCATTTGTGCAGGCGGCCCTAACCGCTTGGGGGCAATATCAGGCGCGGCAGGCTGGCGGTAACGCGGTGGCACTCGCCAGCGATGAAAAGGCGCTTGCCGATGTTAACGCTAGTCAAAATATCGATGGGCATATTTCTGCTGATAAGTCTGGGGACGTTGCTAACCAGTTGCAAGAATTTACCCGCGATTAAAAACCCGCCGCCCGCGCCAAGCGGGTTTTGCGCTATCGCCAAAATAATCACCATATCAAAGGCGGATAATCTAACCGATGAAACCGCCCGCGAAATTCTAGCCCACGATTTGAAAGTCAAGCAGCTATGCACGGGGTAAGCTTAGATTTCACAATAAATTTACCGATGATTTGTGGCGGCGCGGTTTTTCTTGTGACTATAGGGCACCAGCTAGGCAAGATTGCCACCCGGCTAGAATACCTTGGCGCTTGGCATGATCGCGCCAGTGAAAAGATCACCGATATTGACGGGCGCGTTTCGCACATTGAAGGCCATTTAGGTTTGGATAAGTAAATATGCGCCTGCCCGATCATGAAAGTCGCACATTTATTGCCGGGGCAACGGGCTCCGGCAAAACCCGTTTCGGGACTTGGTTATTCGGCAAAACATTTCGCCCAAAGCACCGCCCTTATACAATCATCGATACCAAGCGGGAGCCGCTTTTTGCGGAAATAGACCGCGCTATCGAGATAGATGTTGGCGAGGTTCCCAAACATCCCGGCCTTTATATTATGCGCCCGATGCAAATGGACAACGCGCTAGAACCTTGGTTCATGAAAGTATTAGACCGGGGCAATCACGGCATTTATATAGACGAGGGCTTTATGGTCCCGGGCCTCGCGCCCAAGTATAGGGGCTTAAATGGTATCCTTACGCAAGGGCGATCAAAGCGTATTCCTGTGACATTACTTTCACAGCGCCCAAGTTGGGTTACGCAATACGCGCTTTCCGAAGCCAGTTATTATGCCGTGTTTCGGTTGCAGCATCCAAGCGACAACGAAAAGATCGCGGGGTTTGTACCCAATAATCAACTATTCGATTTCGCCAAGTCGCTGCCCAAATACCATTGCCGTTGGTATGATGTTGCGGAGGACAAAGGCGCTATTTTCACGCCATGCCCACTTGACGACGAAATTCTAACCCTTTACGATGATGCATTACGTAAAAGTGTCAAAAGCGTTTAACGAAAGGCTAACGCAATGGAAATTCCCCTTATCCGCCTAACGCCTGAAAACGTGCTGACCATTGGTCTGCTTTCCGGCGTTGCTTATCTTGGCGTTATTGGCGCTATGAAAGTTGTGTCTTTGGTCAAAGCCAAAACCGGGAGCAACTAAGCCATGCTGAATTTCAAAATCCTTGGGCACCCGATCAATATTGTTACGGTTGTTTTTGTGATTGCCCTTGTGTGGTTTGCGTTTTTCGCGCTTCACAAAACGGGCGTTTTGCCCGCCCACGCTGACGGCGATGCGGCGCCCGGTTCTGGCGACAATTCCTAAGCCCCAATCCGCAATCATGCTTTGAAAGGTCTACCCAATGCCCAGTCAAACCCAATCCGCCCAGCAGCAGCTTGTGCAGCAGAACGCCCAAGCCCGCGCGCTTATCCTGCAATCGGCGCGCTTGGCCGATCAGAATATCGCCAGCGTCAATAACAGCCAGTACCCCTACACGCCGGGGCAGGCGACCGTTATCAACGTGCCTATCAAGCCTACCGGCTTGCTGAAGCGCATCCTGATTTGCTGCACCCTCAATATCGCTCAGGGCGCCGCTGAAACGCAAACGCGCTCCACCTTTGGCCCCGCTAACGTTTTCAGCAACGTTACGCTAAACGACCTGAACAACATCCAGCGCGTTAATACCACTGGGCAGCACTTGGCCTTTGTCGCGAGCGCCCGCCGTGGTTTCCCACTTGGCGCGGCGATCACCACCGACACGCCGCTTGGCTATGGCTCCAATAACAACGTGATTTCGGCGCCTTCCACCGTTACCACTGCGGCCAATATGTATATGTGTTATGAGTTGCCCATTGCATATTCTGACACCGATTTGCGCGGCGCGATCTACGCCAACACGGTGCAAAGCACCATGTCTTTGAGCCTCACGCTCAATGCACAATTTTTTGTGGCCAGCGGCGCAGACGCAACCAATGCGGTTTATCAGTCAAGCACCGCGCAGCTTGGCAAGATCAATTCCTATACGATCAACGTCTATCAGGAATATTGGGATCAGTTGCCCACCATGAACGGACAGCCGATCTTGCCAACGCTCGACTTGGGCACCATGTACCAGCTTATTTCCAGCACGTACACGGGCCTTGTCGCCAACACGAACTATTCCATCCAGTTCCAAGCCTACCGCCAATATTACAGCACCTATTGCGTATATGACAACGGCGGTACGCTTAACACCGGCTCGGATGTTAACAATTGGTCCTTGACCAGCGCCAACGCGCTGACCAATTTCCAGCGCGATCCGCAGTGCATCGCCTTCCGGTCGCGCTTGCAGTTCAATGAGGATCAGCCCAAGGGCGCCTATTATTTCGACTTCCGGGCCGCGCCGATCAATACCACTCAGCAGGGCGTGACTACTCTCAACGTCAACGCCAGCACCGTCAACACGAACGCGGCACTGTATTGTGGCTTTGAATTCTTCGCCCTGCTCAATCAGCTTAACATGATGGGCAGCATTGGCAGTCAGTAAGCCTAACCCCCTCGCCTAGTGCAGCGGGCGAGATAGCCGGGGCAGGGATAACCGGCCCCGGCTATTTTCTTTGCAGGAGATCTAACAATGTTGGCAGAATTTAAAGCTTGGCTTGATAGCCCTTTCTCAACTGGTATGAGCGCAACACGTTGGTTTGCGTTTGTCGGCCTGCTTTTGGCAGTGATTATCTTATGGTCAATCATTCTTAAGCATATGAGCGAGATTTAAGATGGGGCAAAATGGCACCATATTTCTTGCGCTTATTGTGGCATTTGGAATATTCATCACCATGCGCGGGGAATTGCCCGCTTATATGCAGGTGTTTTTGTAATGCCATTTGCTCTGCTTCTTATGGGTATTCTTGCCTTTGTTGCGGCTTATCGCAACACCCTGCCCCAACTTGGCGCCTTGCTGAAAGGTGACTTTAGCGGGAAGGGCAACTTCTTTTATTGGATGGCGGCTTTAATCCTTGTCGGAAGCTTGGGATATTTTAAGCCGCTGCAAAATTCTAGCCGTATGTTTATTCTGCTTATCCTTGTCGTGATGATCCTTAGCGATAAGGGTTTCTTTGCGCAATTCGTTGCCGCGCTCAATCAACCGGCGCCCGCCGCTAACCCTGTCGCTACTGGCAATGCGCCGCCCGCCATTAGTGGCTCTGGCGGTAATTCAAGCGGGGGCGCATCCAATGCCGCTGAAAAGGCGGCGGTTAGTGCAGCCGAGGATACAATGCTGGGCGGCGGTAATCCGTTTATAGGCGCCGCCGTTTCAAATCTAGCTGACGGGGTGCTTGGCCTGTTTTAAGGTGAACCATGGATAAATTCGACAAAATCTTATCATCTATAATCGGCCTATCTATTCTGGCGGTTATTGTATCGCGCAACGCGCAAACCTCTGGCGTTATTCAATCGCTCGCCAGCGGTTTCAGCAATATTATGTCGGTTGTAGTGGCGCCTATCACGGCGGCAGCGCAAACTAGCGCGGCCTCTGGCACAAGCGCCAGCGCAAGCACAAGCACCGCATCGGCACCACAGGCCGCCGCCGTCTCCGCCACTAATGGCGGCTCAAGTCTGATGAGCGCGGCGCTTGAAAGCGCCACCGGCCAGAGTTTTGGCACTGGCGCTAACGCTCTTGATATTGTATCGTCGCTTAATGCGTTTGCAAATGGCAACTAATACGAAAGGATAATACAATGAATTCATTCACCGAGGCCGCCGTAACAGTTGCCAGCCTTGTGGTTGGTATCGCCGCCTTGTCGGTTTTGGTTTCCACAAAATCAAATACCACCGGCGTAATTCAGGCGACCGCAAGCGGCTTTAGCAATGCGCTTGGCACGGCTATGTCGCCCGTGACCGGCGCAACCGCCACTTTAAACCTTGGCTATCCCGCCGCCGTTTCCAGCAACTACGGCGCGCCGAATACTAACCTCGGCTCGCCCACCCTCGGCTAAGGATTTGCCCGATGTTTAACACCGCTAAAAAGCTAGTGCAGATTGTCTTTGGCAACCGCACCTTTGCAGAGCCCGCCGCGCCTTATGTCGGGGCCGATAGCGTTTTGCGCCTCGGCCCAACCGATTATCGCGAATTCGCCAGCGACCTTGCTGGCGGCGGTCATATTGCGGGCTATGCCACTTGGCAGGGCGCGCCGTCCGGCATTTCCTACATGGGGCAGGGCGTTGCCTTCCAAGGCGGCGGCGACATGGCCGGATATGGGCGCCAGCCCGGTATGCTGCTTGACCTCAATAGCCTTGAACAAAACACGCAAACAGGCGCCGGGAGTTAACGCTCATGAATATGCCCGCAACTTTTCAATCTCACCCCTACGCTTGGGGCGCGGGCGCGGCGGTTATCGCGCTTTATTTGGTGTTTCACAAGGGCACCAGTTCAAGCAGCGCCAGTACAACGCAGACCGCCGTTGCAAGTACCGCGCTAGATCCTACGGCTGCGGCGCTTTCCAGCCAGCAAATGCAAACTAATGCGCAATTGACCGAGGCGCAAATCAGCGCGCAAACGCAAACGGCTGGCCTAACCGCGCTGCAAGAAATTGTGCAGGCAAATGACAGCACCCAAGTTCAGGTTGCCGGGATCAACGCCAACGTTGCCAACGCGCAAACCGCTGCAAGTATCTTTGGCACCGCCACCAATGCGCTAACCGTAAACAATGAGTTGGCGGGCAATTCATCCAGCACCGGCTACTCGACTAGCGGCGTTGCAAATGGCACCGCGCTTGTTCCCGGCGGCCCCGGCTGGCAATCGTGGATGGACCCATTTGCGCACAGCGGCATTTCGGTCCCGATAACGTCAAACACCCCAACGGCGACCAACGCCACGAACAACCAGATTTCTGAATTGTTCAATAACGTGATCCGGGCTGGCCAAGGTACGGCGCCGTTGCAAACCGTGACTATGCAGGATAGCGGCACAACCGTAACCGGAAGCGCCATTATTGACCCTGTGTTTGCGGTTTGGGACGGATCTAGTGCAACCCCAGCTATTACAGACGTCACCCTAAACGGGGCTAGCCAATATGGCTATACTGGCAGCGTCTACACGCCGGGAAGCGCCGCCGCCGTGAATATCACGCCGAACGCAACACCGAACACCGCCACCAATTTG